AGGCGAAGCCTATTGCACCACCGATTACTGTGAAATCAAGATTCCAGATAAAAACTAAATAAGTAAGATGCCCTGTCATTAACTTGGCAGGGTATTTTCTTATGTGGTAGAATAGTAGATATGGCTAATATATCACACTCCTATGCAGAAAAAATTTTGCAAGAACATCCTACATCAATATATATATTTGATGATGAAGTGCTTAACTTTGCCAGCACAAATTTTTTCGACCTTGACCAAAATTTATCACCAATAACTGGAATACCAGTTCGTTCTTTAAATACAGCAAATAATTTTGGGTTTATAACATCATCAGTTAACTTTGAAAAAGTTGCTCCAATTGTTTTTGGTTCCAACTATTCGGTATTTTTTTCTGGTTCAAATAATACAATAAATATACCATCAAAAGGAATCTTTACTTACAATGGTAGATACAATAATAATACTTTAGAATTCTGGACAAAGATAGATAAACCATACCTTGGTAAAAGAAAAATTGTTGGTGCATATTCTGCAACTGATGATGGCAATGGTTTATATGTTAATCAGACATCATTTGTATTGCAAATTGGTGGTAAAAGTGGAACCGCATATATTAAAGATTTCAATAGACCATTCTTAATTCAAATTGTAAATACTTCAAATTCATCTAAACTGATAGTAAATGGAGAAGATTTGATATATTTATCACTATCAGACACAGACTTAAACACATTAACAGATACGGAATATCTTTCATTTGGGCAGGGTACTTATGACTGCATATCGACATACACTTATCAGATAGATACCGTCCAGGCTTTAAGAAGATTTGGATTTGGACATGGAGTTTCTTTTCCAGATAACGTAGTTAGAAACTTTAATGGAAAGTCTATAGTAGTTGATTATTCTAAATCTAAATATGCTGTTAACTACAATTACACTTCAAATGCCAGTTGGAAACAATCAAAAACAGACAACGTTGTAGTCGATAACAACTATATATCTAATTATCAATATAACAAACCAACACTAAACTCAGATACAAAAACCATTACTGATTTAGAAAGCACAATTTCTGGAACAGTATTTAACCTAAAATCTGGAACAATGTCTACTGCAATATCAAATTTACAAGTTGAAAAACTAAATATGATGACTCAGCAAACAAAAGGTTTTTATATGCATGGATACTATACCTCATTGCCAACTTCAGACCAAGTTTTATTTAAAATTGTTAATAAAGAAAATTCAAATCAATATTTTTCTATAGTTGTAAATAATTCTACAATCTCCTATAGAATAAATTATCAGTCAGGAACAGAATACGAGATATTTTCAGAAAACACAAACAATCTTATTTTATATTCTTCAAATTTTAATTTTATTATTGGCATAGATATAGATGCTTTTGTAACATATTGTTTGACACAAAATCAACAGGGAAGTGGTGCAGATATAAAAAACTTCTTCTCTAACCAATCTGATTTAATTGTTTATGTTGGTGGAGATAATGACTTAACTGTTTCAAAAACATCTGCCGCTAATATTTATTCAGTTAAATTCTTAACAGAAGAAAATTTGTCAAAACGCTCATCTCTAATTTCATCATCTGGAACATTTACATATCCAGTCGATGGAAGTAATATTTTAACTACAGCAGGTTCAGTAGCAAATAACATTGTAGGTAGTTATGAGATTAAGCCATACCAAGATTATTTAAATTTTACAAGTACTGGATATAGGCTAGGTGTATTTACTAATGGGTATTGGAAAAATGCAATTCCTTTATCACAATTTTGTAAAGTAGAAAATGACACGGTATACCCATATAACTTTATTCAATTTAACATTGATTATGAATCATCACTATTAAACAAAACAGTGTCTTCTAAAAAATATTTTGATACTAATAGTTATGAAAATTCAAACATAAAAACATATATAACATTTGAACCAGTTTCTGACTCATATAAGCCAGACTCTACTTTCACTACAAATGTGGAAGCAAGTTCGGATAGAACATTAATTCCAGATGTGTCTTGGGAAACAACAAAATACGAGGTGGTAGATGGATTTATAATTTACCCACCAACTGACATAGATATTAGAGAATATAACCTAGTTATACATATAGATTTTAATGTTGCAGATACCGAAAATAATTTAATTCAAATTCAAAAAATGCAAATATCATCACAAGCATATGATGAAAGTTCAACAAAATCAATCGGAACAAAATATGGAACAGAAGTCATTCCATATACATATAATACATCAACATCACTATATAACTACAATGGATATAACCCATTTCTAATTAGTAAAAGAGAAAATCCATATACATACATGAGCAGAGATTCTGGAATTAGACTAGTTGGATTTGATAAAACAGTTGCTAATACTGTCCGTGGAATTAGAATTCCAATTAAAGATACAGCAAATATAAGTATGTTGCAATTATCAATATTTTACAATTCAGAACTAGATACCAGTTCCTCTCCTTTTTATGCAAAATTTCCAAATGCCTCAGAAAAAGTCTTTGAGATAAAGGCTAAAAACAAAACTGTTGAAGTTGTTTTAACAAGAACAGAAAATGGAGATAGTGCAATAATTTCTGCTTCACTAAATGGTACGCCAGACAATAAAGTATTTTATTTTATAAATGGAAAACACGATAATTATCCAACAATAAACACAAATCGTTGGTACACGCTTGGAATATTTTTTAAAGAACCACTTATATTTGACATTACAGGAGAATTTAATTTAATTGGTGGAATTTCAATAGATAATTTATCTTATTATCAATTTAAGTTTGCCGATGGAACATGGAATGATATAACATCATTTACCTGGGAATCACCATTAACAACAACACCTTATAGTTGGAATTTTATTATTGATAACAGTTATTGGTTAAATAATCTAATAAACTGGAACACAACCTGGAACTCAATAACCTCGTATAAATGGTCTGTTAGTGGTTCGTGGGAAAATGTTTTAGGACCAAACGCAATATCCTCAACAAACATGTATTCTATGTTTACTGGAACAAATAGAATTGTTGGAGAAACAAGTATGACTAATAATTTAGGCATAATTGATGGAGGATATACATATTTAAACACACCAATTCGTCAAACTTATATCACTAATGTATCATAATGTGGTATACTAGTGGTTATGAATATAGATACTACAAAAGATATTGGTCAAGTCATGCCCAACCAAATTGGCAAAACAAAGATTTCCGTTATAGAAGAGCCATTTTCAGACTATGGAATTTATGTTTGGCAGTTGCGTTCTGGTAAATTTTTCACAGATGATGAAGGAAATGCACTATCAATTGACTCAATGCGAGGCGATGAGTCCAGAATTGCACTACTTCGCAATGAGGCATCTTGGCTAGGAAAGCCAGATGGTCAGGCAGTATTTTTTGCCAATGTTCGCAAGGTATCGGATGAAGAATATAGTGAGCAGATTGATAGAATGGCTCAAGGATACATTCCTTCAGAAACAGACCTCGGTGCACTTATCGATGCAAAGAAAACTTTTGACCAATTTGGAAGTGATGACTAGTGAGTTATTATGAATATGCTAACACTCCTGCTCGCCTAGATGAAGCACAAGTACTAAAGAACGAGTTTGCTGACCACGACCCATTCATTAAGTCATGGGATGAAATTAAATCATTTTCTGGAATGCAAACAAACTTTAAACGTAGAAGTTCTAGAATGGTTAAGGCTTTGGGAGATGATGCATATTTAGAATCTGCTGGTGCAATTCAAATGGGTATTGGAGAAGCACGTTCAAATGCTATCAATCCTGGTGTAGTATTCCGTAATGCATATGCATTGTTTGATGTCATTACCCCACCATACAATCTTTACGAACTAGCAAACTACTATGACACTTCATTTGCTAACCACGCTGCCATTGATGCCAAGGTTGAAAATACAGTTGGTCTTGGCTATGATTTTATTGTTTCAGATAAAACTAATCTAAAACTAGAAGCAGCATCAGCAGACCAAATGGCTCGTGCTCGTAAACGTATTGAAAGACTTAAAGTACAACTAAAAGATTGGCTAGAAAGCCTAAACCAGGACGAATCATTTTCATCCGTTCTTGAAAAAGTATTTACAGATGTTCATACAATGGGCAATGGATACATTGAAGTTGGTAGAACAGTAACTGGAGAAATTGGATACATTGGTCACATTCCTGCTGCCACTATGCGTGTACGCAGACTTCGTGACGGATACGTTCAAATTATTGCTAATAAGGTTGTCTACTTTCGTAACTTTGGTGCAAAGAATATCAACTACATTACCGAAGACCCAAGACCTAATGAGATTATTCACATTAAAGAATACTCTCCACTAAATACTTTTTATGGTGTTCCAGACGTTATTGCTGCTATGCCAGCATTACTTGGAGATATGCTTGCCACACAATACAATATTGATTACTTCAACAACAAGGCTGTTCCTCGATACATCGTAACTCTAAAGGGTGCACAACTTACACAGGAAGCAGAAGACAAACTATTCCGTTTCTTGCAGACAGGTCTTAAGGGGCAGTCTCACAGAACCCTCTACATTCCTCTTCCAGGAGATACTGAAAATAATAAAGTTGAATTTAAGATGGAACCTATTGAGGCTGGAGTACAAGAAGGCTCATTCACAAAGTACCGTGAGCAGAACCGTGATGATATTCTAGTTGCCCACCAAGTCCCATTGTCTAAATTGGGCGGTAGCAGTTCGTCAACAATTGCAGACTCACTAGCACAAGACCGTACATTCAAAGAACAGGTAGCAAGACCAGCCCAACGTAATCTTGAAAAGATTCTTAATAAGATTATTCGTGAAAAGACAGATATTTTAGAATTTAAATTTAATGAACTCACCCTTACTGACGAATTGGCTCAATCGCAAATTCTTACCAATTATGTTAAGAATCAAATCATGGTTCCTAATGAGGCTCGTGAACTTCTAAACTTACCAGAACGTGAAGAAAGCGATTCAATGATTCAACCAACCGCTCGCCAAGCAACTGATGCTGCTGCAAATAATGCAGGTAACAGAAGTCGTGACGGAGAACGTCAACAGGCTCAAGCAGATAACACTGCAACTACTGCTGGAAGAAATCCTAAAGGCGAGGGGAGACGCTCCTCCTAAAAAAGTGGTATAATAACATTTGTATAACACTTTCATAAAAAGGGGCTATAATTAATAGTATGAGTATTCAGAAGGCACATTTTGACATTGACGGAAATAATGTCCGTATTTCTATGCCTCTTACAAAAATAGATGCAGAACGTAGAATTGTATCTGGATTTGCTACGCTTGACAACATTGACAAGCAAAATGATATCGTTACCCCAGAAGCATCCGTATCAGCCTTCTCTAAGTTCCGTGGTAACATCCGTGAAATGCACCAGCCAAAAGCAGTAGGTAAGATGGTAGCATTTAAAGAAGACAAATATTTTGACCCAGAAACAAAGAAGTTTTATCAGGGTGTATATGTGTCTGCTTATGTTTCAAAGGGTGCACAAGACACTTGGGAAAAGGTCTTGGATGGTACACTTACTGGATTTTCTATTGGTGGTAAGATGAATAAGTGGGATGATGGCTATGATGAAAAAAGCGATTCCGCTATTAGAATTATTAAAGACTATGACTTGGTTGAGTTATCCCTTGTTGATAGTCCAGCAAATCAGTTTGCAAACATTTTATCTGTTGAAAAAGTAGACGGTGTTGATACTATTACAGGCGAGGGTACCGATGCAGTTTTAGAAAATGTGTTCTGGGACAAAGAATCAGGATTGGTAACAATCACAGAAGAAGAGTCTGCATTAAGTCCAGTCACTGGAGCACAAATGCAAAACATAGGTTTTGTCGAGAAGTCAGACAATGATAAACTTGACATGGTAAAGTTCTTAGTAGATAGTGCTAAAGGCATTAATACTTCTAAGACTATTAAAAAGGAGAATGATAACATGACCGAAGAAAACGTAAACGTTGAATCAGTCGATGTCGCTCCAGAGGCAGAAGTTGTAGTTGACGCTCCTGCTACAGAAGAAGTTGTTGAGGATGCTCCAGTAGCAGACCCAACACATGTAGAAGAAGTTGTAGAAGATGTTGTTCCAGGTTCAGAGGAAGTAATTGCTAAGGCAGTTACAGAACTAGGCACAACAGTTACAACAGCCTTTAGCGACATTGCAGCAATTGTAAAGTCACTAGCAGATGCAAATGCATCTCTATTGAATGAAGTTGCTGAACTAAAGAAGTCACTTGGATTTGTTACCTCAAAGGTTACAGATGCAGAGTCAGACTTTAACAATCTTGGAAAGCGTATTGATGCTGTAGAAGCAGACACCGCTTTCCGTAAGTCTGGTGACCTCGGTGAGGTCATTCAGGAACCAGTACTGGTGGAAAAATCAGTATGGGGCGGAAGTTTCCTCACAACATCCGATTTACTA